GAGTAGGGCAGAGAAATCTGCCCTCTCTTTCTTTTGTTGGTCTAGGAAGGTACCGTCCACGACTGATGAGTGAAACTACCGATTGTAGGGATTTCATGTTTTTGATACAATGTAATTGTAGATAAGAACAGAGCACAAGAGTGCAGAAAGGGAAATACCATGAAATTTGAACAGAAAATCAGCGGAACAAAAGTAACCGAGTTTGGAAAGATTGAGATGCTCTTTGATGATGAGTTTATCACACTTGAATCTGTCATGCAGAAAGTCAAGAAGCAAGAAGTAGCCGACTGGCTGTTAGATAACATAAGATTCACCATCGGCAGCAGGACTTGGTTTGCTACTCTCGACTATGACACGATATATAAGCTATCTATATGGCATAACCACCCGGATAAGTTGGAAGAGTTAAAAGCCTACTTCGGAGAGAACTGGATGAACCATTATATACGATTTAACCATTAAGGGACTTTGTCCCTTTTGGGCATATCTGGACGGTACCTTCCCGCAGGGAACTAGATAAATCTACCAAGTGTGTTATTGTCTGCAATATGTTACTATAATAGTGTAATAAGTTAATGTACAAAGTGCTTCGGGCACGGAAAGAGAGAGAACACTATGGCTATTATGATGAATTGTGCAGTTGATTGGACACTTGATATTGCGTGGGCAGACGCTGATTCTGTCAGAGCACTTCCTCTGAGGAGAGGAGTACACTCTGCAAAGAATCTTACAGACGGACAGAAGTTTATGCAGTGGCTAAAGACTTCCGCAAAGTTCTTTAGAGAAGATTGGATTGCGAAATATAGCTATGACTATGATAACTACGCCGGTTGGGTTGGAGATGCTTGGATAAATTCTATCTCTGACTGTCTGTCAGATTGGTATAAAGATACATATAATCAGCGTCCACATTTTCGCTATGAGTTCTTTGCGATGATGTGTGATTTGCCGACACGTGCTGATACTGTAATCAGATGGGATAGATATGATGAGTATTGTAGGGATGAAGCAAAGAGACACAGAGAATGTATATTGGCAGAGTAATCTGCCAATTTTTATATCTATATATCAGCGGAAGGTACCATCCAATTTTTGTAGGAGATGGAAGTGGAAGGTACCGTCCCGCTCGATTGCGTGTCTTTTTAGCCAAGTGAAGTCACTATTATAGTATGATACTATAATAGTGTAAAGATAATTTGATTGTGCAGAGCACAGAAAGAGAGAACGCTATGAAAAGACAGAAAACTACAGCAACATTCATTTTTGCAGACAACACAAAGTACATTTTTAAATCAACCGGATATGAAGATGATACTAGAGAATCATTCATAGATTGGCTAAAGTACATCAACTACAAGAACGATGATAAACTTAATAGAATCATCGATGCAGTAGAGAATGATACTTGGATAGATTTTTCAAAAGACTTTGAACTGTATCTCGACTAACAGTCATGAGACTAGATAAATATATCTAGTCTCTTTTTATATATATTTATATATGCCCGCCATTTGGTAGGATAATTCCTCTTCGGCGGGTACAGGAAGGTACCATCCTCGTAGGTATCGAGTGTGTTTTTCTCCAATGTAACAGACTTCATTCCTTTGATATAATTAGAGTATGAAGATAGTATAGTTTTAAGCTCGGAAGAGCAGAAAGAGAGGACACTATGAAGAACGAACTTTGGAAAGTAGTTATTGAAGATATGGAAGCTCATGAGATTTACGAATATGAGAATGTACAGCTTATCAGACGTGATAAGTACATGGCAGTATTGAAGTACATCATCCCAGTTCCGAAAGATGTTATAGAAGAGTTTAGCGAGTTTTCAGAACTCGAAGCACATCCTGATTATCTGACATTTACAGTATTTCGTGAAGATGGATGTGTAAACAAAAGACATTATACTTGGATAGATATGACAGACGATGAACTCTTTGAAAGTGGATATACTGAAATCGACTGCTGTACTATGAAAGCAAAAAGAATCGAAAAGATGAAATAAATATATAGCCCGTCTACTCGGCGGGCTATAAAAATATATATCTGCCCCGGACGGTACCGGATTTGCATATCTGGCTCCTCGGTACGGTACCGTCCAAAAATATATATCGGAAATATATATATCGAACTCAAAAATATATACCCCTCGGTCGGCACCGCTCGGACGATGTCAGAGTCGAACAATCGAACATATGTACGAAAAAAAATCCTGCTGTACGATAAGCACACAAAAAAAGAGACTCTTACGAGTCTCTTTTTAGTTTTAAGCTTGTTTTTCAGCTTGCTTTTCAGCAACTTTTGCGCTTGTCTCAAGTTCAACTTGTAATGTATCTGAAAAGTTAAACTTTTCATCGTATTCAAGCTGACTAATTTTTTTACTATCTAGCAAGTAATCATATACAGAACGCTGTAAAGCGTGTATTATGTCAGCAACTCTTGAGCTGTCATAATTTGCTATATAGTAGTTGCTTTTTTGCTTTTTAAGCTGTAATGCATCTGTATATTTTATCGCTGTATTGTACACTTGATTTGCATTGAATGATAACGCTGTCATGTGACATCTGAAAAGCTTTTTGCTATACTTTGTATCGATGTTTATATACAGATTGATTTGCTTTATCTTGTTTAGCTTTTCATCGATGCTTTCAAGCTCACTTATCTGTATCAGTTTGTCTGATTCAAGCTGAATATCATATATAAGCTGATTTGCGTTATTCATGTTTTCAAGTGTGCTGATAATGTTTTTTACTGTCTCTTTTTTCATAGTGTACTCTTTTCTAGTTTTTACGTCATGCATAGACGATAGTTAAAAGTGTGCTATGAAACAAATTCAAAACGTAAAAACGCTTGTTTAGCTTGTTTCATTATTCAGTTGTCAATGTTCATTATGTCGTGCTTTTCAATCACTCTGACTGACTGTCAAGCACTCTTGTGTGCGCTGTCTATAGTCAACACTATAAACGCATTTTCTGTACTTGTAAACAGATACAGATGCTTTTCTACATATTGCACAAAAACAACTCGGCTATTAGTGCACTTTTCACAACAAAATGCATGATAGTAGTTAGATAAGACTAACTCAAAACGTGTAAAATCGATTTTAAGACGCTTTAAGCGTTTAGTGATACTTTATAGCTTAAAGCGTTTAAAACGTCTAAAAACACGCTTAAAACGCTTTACAAGCGTATTTTAGCGTTTACAGTATAGACGTATACACGTCTAAACAGCACACGCTACAGCGTGAGCTTGCCGGAGCTCGGTCGCTCCCGTGTCGGCACCTATTTTCTAAATAACCAGCCTTCGGACAGCGGAATTTTGAGCTTCGGAACAGCGGAGCTTTGGAACTTGGTTTTTGAAAGTGGAACTTGGTTTTTGAGAATGATTTTTGCGGATGACTTGGTGACTTTCGGATTTTATTTCCAGATGAAATTTAAAATAATCTGAAATTTAGAAAAACCCGGCGGAGATTAACCGCCTCGGCTCTTGATTTTGCTATCATCTTGATTTTGATTTTCGTGTATGATATTATTTAATCCACAAGGAGATATCTTTCTATGCAGGATTTATCTAAAACTTGCCAGAAGTTGGTTAAGGCATTAAATGTTAATGGTGCCGGTATTCTTTTTAACAAGAAACAGTTTATGGGTACCGAAGGTTTACCACATAATCTATACAGTATTTCTAAGGCTTATTGGGATGACAGTAAAGGGAAGTATGGCTCTAATGAGATTTATAAATCTACATCCATGATTAGGATTGTCCTTTATTTAAGGGATATGCTTTACTTGGAACAAGGCAAAGAATTACCTATGGATAACCCTATGTGGAATGAGTTGAGACCAGAAGAATTGAGGATGCTTGAAGATGGGTGCGACGTTTAGAAATGCCAGTGGCAAAAGACAGACTTGGAGAAAAGAGGATGAATTTATTTTTGGCATTAATTATGCTGTTAGGATGAATACTCAAGCTCCAAGAGAGGCTAATTTTAATAAACCTAATGCGGATAATATTCAGCTTACTATCGCTTCTTATGAAGGTCAGGATATCATGCTTCAATTCCGACTTTCTCGACAGGATAATCTACAAATCGCGGCTTATGACCCTAATTCTAGGATGGCAGGAAAAGTCATTGTAAATTCAGAAAATCCCTCTATAGACGCAATCATTAATAATAAATATGCTTCACCCGATATTAAGTACGAGGCTACTAAAGTCAAGAATATTATTGACAAAGCCTATGCGGGTGTTAGGCAGGATTCTATTATAAAATTAGCAGAATATCTTAAAAGGAGGAAGAGGTTATGACGGCAGATGAATTGGCAACCATTGTCAAAGGCTATGCCTCTGCACAAGAACTTTATTTTACACAGAAGGGCATTAAGATATCGCCTAAAGAACACGCATTTATTAATTCTTTCATGATTAATGGCGACCCCGCTATTGCGGCTAAAGATGCTGGCTTTGTTTTAACAGGCAAACAGACTTACAAAGGAATAGGGGCTAAAATGTTAAGGAAGGATTACATCTATGATGAAATCCTTTATCGCATTGATGAGATGAATGCGGCTTCTATTGCCAATGAGACTGAAATCATGCAGTATTTTACAGCAGTTATGAGGAATGAGGAGAAAGACCAGTTTGGTCTTGATGCTCCGCTGTCTGAAAGAACAGCGGCAGCCAAAGAACTTGCAAAGAGAATCATAGATGTACCTTCAAGGAATGAAGATAATTCTATTCAGATTAATCTTAATTGGCAGAGACCGTCTTTAGAGGTGGCAGATGGAGTATAATTTATCTATAGCAGACAATATCATACCTATGTTTGATGATGTTTTAGAAGATATTATGGAACATAAGCATACACACTATGTATTCAAGGGAGGAAGAGGTAGTACCAAATCTTCCTTTATCTCGTTAGCAATACCCTTACTTATCATAAAATACCCCAAAATTCATGCCTGTGTATTCAGAAAAGTCGGAAATACGATGAAGAACAGCGTTTACGGTCAGGTTGTATGGGGAATACAAGCATGGGGACTAGAAAGTCTGTTCCATATACCTAAATCTATAGCAAATCCTATCATTTATAAGCCAACAGGACAGCAAATCATGTTTTTTGGCTTGGATGACCCTAATAAAGTTAAGTCTGTAAAGCTTCCATTCGGATATATCGCTATTACATGGTTCGAAGAGCTTGACCAATATGGTGGAGAAGCTGAAATACGTAAAGTATTGCAGTCTACTATGCGTGGTGGCTTACTTTTTTGGGATTTTCGTTCATTTAACCCACCTATTTCTATAATAAATTGGGCAAATCAGTACGCCACAGACGCTATGAGCAGAGAAAATACACTGGTTACGAGCAATACATACTTGGATGTACCTGAAGATTGGCTTGGACCGCAGTTTATAGCAGAAGCGGAAGACCTCAAAGAGACAAATCTTAAGGCATACCAGCATGAATATTTAGGAATACCCGTTGGAACCGGTGGAAATGTGTTTGAAAACGTAGAAGCCAAGTATATGCCAGACGAATTTATCATGAATTTCGACCATATATACAATGGCGTGGACTGGGGATGGTTTCCAGACCCGTTTGCGTTCACAAAATCTCATTTTGATAGTGCCAGAAGAGATTTATACATCTTTGCAGAGTTCAGAACCAATAAAATGTCAAATAAGGACACATATAATAAGCTCTATAATGAACTTACTTACGGTGATGGAATACCATTCATGCGTCCAGATGAGATATTAACAGCAGATTCAGCAGAACCAAAGTCTGTATCTGACTATAAGTCATATGGTGGTTATGGTTGCAGACCTGCAGAGAAGGGTCCTGATAGCATTGTCTACTCTATGAAATGGCTACAATCGTTAAATCATATCTATATAGACCCGAATAGATGTCCAGAAACGTATAAAGAGTTTGTGGAATATGAGTATGAACGAGACAAGAACGATGAAGTAATTAGTGGATATCCAGATGCAAAGAACCATTCTATAGATGCCGTTCGCTATAGTCTTGAGCGTTACTGGAAGCGTAGAGGACAATAATAGATACTACTTGATATTCTATGGAAAATATGTTACACTAAAAGAAAAATGGAGGTAGCATATGTTAAAATATCAAGAGTTTATGGGTATTAAGTTTAGAGAGGAATGGCCTGGTGGATATTATATTCACAATTTTACAGGATATAACATTCGTATGCACAGATTTGTATGGGAATATTATAATGGTGAAATACCTGATGGTTATGATGTTCACCATATTGATGGTAATAGGAGTAATAATGATATTTCTAACTTACAATTATTAAAATCTCATGACCACAAAAAATTACACGGTGAACAACTGACTGATGAACAGCGAGAGTGGTATAGACAGAATCTTAATAATGTAGCACGGCCAAAAGCTATTGAGTGGCATAAAAGTGAAGCAGGTAGTAAATGGCATAGCGAACATATAAGAAAACAACATGAACAGGGTGTATTTAAGAGAAATAATATATGTACACAATGTGGTAAAGAATTTGTAAGTGAACAGTCAAAAGGTAATACATTTTGTAGTAATGCTTGTAAATCAAAATATAGACGAGAACAAGGTTTAGATAATGTAATTAGAAAATGTGCAATATGTGGTAAAGAGTTTTCTACAAATAAATATAAAAAAACTCAATGCTGTTCTTCACATTGTAGAAGTATTCTTGCTTATAGTAGGAGAGGACAATGATTGTCCTTATGGAAGTTATGTGTTATAATATATTTGTATGAGGTGATACTATGAATTACTTTTATGTTATGTGGAGTAAAATTAAAGAGAGGGTAAAGAATATGTTTGGTCCTAAAGAAATTGAAAGGGCGATTAGAGTTGCACCTACTCTTTCGTCAAAAATGGCAGATGCAATTACTTTGTGGAGTAATATGTACGAAGATAACCCACCTTGGCTAAAAACGGCTACACGACAGAGCCCGACAAGAGTTGTTTCTTTAGGGTTACCTTCATTAATAGCAAGTGAAAAAGCTAGGCTTGCTACTCTGGAAATGGAATCAGAGATTACAACTCCTACAAAAGAAGTAGAGAAAGAGAATCCTGATTATCAACCTCCGTCAATCAATGAAGCTACAGGTGAAGTTTCAATGGGTTATGGCGAAGCAACTATTACAGAAGATGAGCCTATCGGAAATACAGACAGAGCAGAGTTCCTTAATGAGCAGTATAAGAAACTTAAAAAGCACATAAGGAGACAACTTGAATACGGCATTGCAAAGGGTGGTTTAGTAATCAAGCCGTATATTGTGCTTAAAGAGAATTTTGAGACATCTTCTGACAGCTCTAATAGCTCAAATGAGACAGTTTCGAGCACAAAGCAAGAGAATGTATCAATCAACAACAAAAAGCGTCATTTTGACAATAATTTAGACGCTGAAATACGTAATAAATATAAAGCAACAATCGAGTTCGATTTTATCCAAGCCGATAACTTCTATCCCTTATCTTTCAATGCTAATGGTGATATAGTTGAGGCCGCATTTATTCAGAGAAGAATAGATAAGGAATATACTTATAGTAGACTCGAATATCATAAGTTAGAGAATGATAAGGTTACTGTAAAGAACTTTGCTTACAGGAAAGATAACAATATGGTAAATCTCACAAGTTCAAATAGACTTGAGGTTGATTTAGGAGTTGAGGTTCCACTTTCAGCAGTACCTGAATGGGCAGATTTACAGCCTGTAGTTGAGATAGAAGGTGTAAGTAGATTACTCTTTGCATATTTCAAAATGCCTGAAGCAAACACTATAGATACTCATAGTCCTCTTGGTGTTTCAGCATACAGCAGAGTTGTAAATCTTATTAAGGATGCAGACTATCAGTATTCAAGACTATTGTGGGAATATGAAGGTGGTGAACTTGCAATAGATGTTGATAGAGATGCCCTTAAACTTGTAACAGACGCTAATGGTAATGACGTTACAGAATTACCTATAATGCAGGAGAGATTATTCAGAAAAGTAGACCTGAACGCAGAAGATACTTACAATGTATTTGCTCCTGAATTAAGAGATGTATCTATCATCAATGGTCTTAATAACATCCTTATGAGAATAGAAGATGCTACTGGACTTTCAAGAGGAACTATCTCTGGTGACCCGCAGTTTGGTGCTACAGATGCAAAGACGGCTACAGAGATGAAGATACTCAAACAGAGAAGTTATTCAACCAATGCAGATATTCAGCAGGCACTTGAAGATGCTCTTAAAGATGCAGTATACGTAATGGATGTGTACGCTACTCTGTATGAAGTTACACCTGAAGGTAAGTATGAAATATCATTCGAGTGGGATGATAGTATTCTGGTTGATAGTGAATCAGAACTTACAAAGAGATTACAACTTATCAATGCAGGCCTTGCATCAAAGCTTGAAGTAAGAATGTGGTACTTTGGTGAGACAGAGAATCAGGCTAAAACGGCACTACAGAAGATTGATGAGGAAAATAAACGTGCAATAGAAACCAACATGATGGCACAGTCACAGTTAGGACAGATAGCACAGAATCAAGAATTTAAGGGTTTAGACAAAGACCCGGCTACAAAGGTTAATCAGTTAAAGCAGGAAGCAGATGCAAAATCAGCTACAGCCAAAGTAAATGCTAACAAGAACGAATAAATGTTTGCAATTTCCTAAATATTGTAGTACACTATTAATGAAAAGGGAAGTTCCCTTTCATATATAGTCTAGCATAAAGACATATAAAGAAATGCACATTCCCGTGGAGAGAGGCTCCACATTTAATCAAAAATCATTCAGAATGTCAGGAGGAAATTGAATATGGATTTTTTGAAAGAACTGTTTGCTAAAGCAGAGAATGGTACTTTAACTTTTGAACAGTTTTCTGAGGCCGCAAAAGCCAGTGGGATAAAACTCGCAGACTTGGCTAAAGGAGATTATGTTGCAAAGAAGAAGTACGAAGATGACCTGAAAGGTAAGGATTCTATTATAGCAGATTTGAATGCCACAATAGATACGAGAAATTCAGACTTACAATCAATTCAGGAGAAACTGGACAAGGCGGGTACAGATTCAGCAATGATTGAAAACCTATCTGGAGAATTGTCAAAGCTTCAGGCAAAGTATGATAACGATACAGCCGAGTATCAGACAAAACTACAGAAACAGGCATATGAGTTTGCTGTAAAAGATTTCGCAAACAATCAGTCATTTTCAAGTAATGCCGCAAAGAGGGATTTCATTAATTCGATGCTCTCAAAGGGATTACCTATGGAAAATGGTAGTATCATGGGAGCAAACGACTACATGGCAGAGTATGCTAAAGACAACAGCGATGCTTTTGTTGTAAAGAAAGACCCAGAACCTGAAAACAAGAATAATCAGCCAAAATTCGTGGCTAATACAACAGACCCGAACAATGCTGGTGGTGATGGAAGAAAGCAGTCTCTGACAGAGTTGATGAAAGCAAAGAATGACAATCCGAGTATGAATATAACATTCGGATAAATATTATCAGGAGGAAATAAAAAATGGGCGAATATTTTGACGCTAAACTATTTAACGGTGAAGTATTTCAGAAGTACGTAGACAGAATACCTAACGTACATCTTAACCAGCTGTTAAAGTCAGGAGCTATCATAGCTAGACCTGAACTCGCAGCCGCTATGGCAGACCAGGTTGGTGGTAACTATCTTACAACCCCTCTTAAGGGCTTAATCGGTGGAACACCTCTCAACTACGATGGTCAGACAGATATCACAGCTACAAGCACAAAGACATTCAGCCACTCAAGAGTAGTTGCTGGTCGTGCTAAAGCATGGGTAGAGAAGGACTTCTCTTACGATATCACAGGTGGCGTAGACTTCATGGAGAACGTAGCACAGCAGGTTAGTGAGTATTGGGATGAGCAGGACCAGGCAATGCTCGTTAATATTCTTAACGGTGTATTCGGAATGAAGGATACAGCTGGTGCAGAGTTCGTAGAAGAGCATACACATGATATATCAGCACTCACAAATACAGAGGGCGTTCTTGGTTACATGGATGCTACAACTCTTAACACAGCTATTCAGAAGGCAGCTGGTGACCACAAGGGTAAGTTCTCACTTGCACTTATGCACTCAAAGGTTGCAACAGACCTCGAGAACCAGAACCTTCTTACATATATCAAGTACAATGATGCAAACGGTATTCAGAGAGATACCAATCTTGCTACTCTTAATGGTAGACTTGTAATCGTTGACGATGATATGCCTGTTATCGCAGGTACAGGCGGGGCTGCTGATAAGTACGTAACTTACGTATTTGGTCAGGGTGCTATTGAGTTCACTAACTGTGGTGCAAAAGTTCCTTACGAAATGGCTCGTGACCCTAAGACAAATGGTGGTCAGGATACACTCTACTCTCGTCAGAGAAAGTGTTGGGCACCTTATGGTATTAGCTTCACAGGTATTAATGATATTGCTTCACTTTCACCTACAGACGCAGAGCTGGCTAACGGTGAGTTCTGGGAGCTTGTTAATACAGGTGGTAACTCTAAGGAGTACATTGCTCATAAGGTAATTCCGATTTCAAGAATTATCTCTCTGGGCTAATCACAGATTATTTAGAAGGAGGTTTCTATGTACCTTACATACGAAGAATATCAGAGTTATGGAGGTCAACTCGATGAAACCTCCTTCAATGATTTGGAATTTGATGCAGAATCAACCATCAACTGGTATACATTTAATCGTCTTATGAGACCTGAATGGTCAGCCGCATTAGATACACCCGAACTAAAGCGTTGTATGTATCAGCTTATTAGAGTAAAGGAACTCGAACAGGCATTACTCGCATCTAGTGTTGGCGGAGCTGGTTGGGGAGTCGGCTGGCAGAAAGAAGCTGGCATAACTCAGGAGAGTAATGATGGTGTTTCTACATCTTACAATGTGTTAAGCTCTGGAGAATTACTTGCATACGCACAAGGTGGCAAGAATCTACAGAATTTAGTTGACAGATATCTCGGTAGTATAGTAAATGATTTAGGCAGAAAGTTACTATACAGAGGCATCTATCCTGATGAATGAGGAGATAACATGATAGGATATATTTTTGAAACTACAAATAAGAATACCGGTGAGACATTCTTAGGTAAGAGATACGCTGTATCTTTCGATAAGAACTTTTTTGGAGAAGAAGCAGAGAAATCTGTAGAGAAATATGGTAAATCAGCATTTGCAGTAAAGATGATTATGCCATATGATAATATTGAAGCTTTAGATAAGGCATTCGATGCTATGAAGGCATCACGTAAGCCTGCAAAGAAAGAAGCTCCTGTAGTAGAAGAAGAGAAGGAAGAGAAGCCTCGTAAGAAGCATACAAAAGCAGTTGAGGAAGAATAATGAACCATTACCCTTCATGGTGGAATCAGACACTTACAGTATATAACAAATACATAGACCCACAGACAAAAGTTATTACTTGGCACAGACACGTAATAACTGATTGCTTTTGGAAAGATGTAGGTAATAAAATTACTGTAGGTAATACCATACTCGAAACAAAAGATATCATATGTAGAGTTCCTATTAGGGAAGACTTCATGGAAAAATATCTTTGGTGTCAGTTACCAAATGATGAAATGGATGACTACTTTACATTGGGCGAAAATGATATTATAATAAAAGAAGAAGTAGAGGATGTTATTGATGAATACACCAAAGGACATCGTGCTTCTGATGTTATAGCCAAATATAAAGACTTGCAAGGTTGTATGGTAATTAACAAAGTTGGTATTAATACTGGCGGTGGAAGAGGTAATGAACATTATCATGTAAGAGGTACATAAATGTCTGTTAGAGTAACAGTTCCTAATCTGAATAAAGTTATGCATCAAGCTACAAAAAATGCAGATGAGATAACTAGGCAGAGATTTATTGAAGAGGGACTGAATATAGGTGAAGAGTTTGTACAGATGTGTACAAAATATGTACCTTGGAAAACAGGAGCACTTGCAGGTAGTGGTCATGCATATCTAGAAGGTGATAGAATACGTGTTAGCTGGTCAAAGAAAAAAGGACAGTGGGATATAGCATGGCTACAATATAATCTAGACTACAAACACGAGGACAAAAACAGAGGTCCTGAATGGGATAAAAGGATGCTCGACATAAATGGCGAAGTATTTAGAAAAAAGGTGCAAGATTTATTAAATGGCAAATAAAGTAGATAAAGTTGATGCAGTAATTGAATATTTAAGTAATTGTCCTGCAATAGCTAATAGCCCTTTATTCTTCAACTTTGCTCAAAAAGAAGATGAAAACCAGCTGTTCGCTACTTACGCAGACAGTACAGATATTGAGAAGAAATACATAGATGGTTCTAAAGAGTGTGCATACACATTTACCATCTTGATATATAAATCTATAGCCTACAATCCACTTGTAAAAGGACTTTCTGATGAAAATGTCGAAGAATATTTAGATGTGGAATCTATATACGAATGGATTGAAGAACAAAACGATAACTATATCTTTCCCGATTTTGGGGAAGATTGTGTTATAGATAGCATTGAAATACTTACGAATAGACCAGTTGTGGATTCACAAAATGTTCGTGAGGATGATATGCAGCCCGCCTTAGCACAGTATAGTCTGGGTATACGTATCAAATACCTTGACACATCAAAAGTTTTATGGAACTCATAGGAGGAAATAATCATGGCAGTAAATCAGTTTAATCTGAAAGCCGGACAGAGAGCGGAACGTAAACTGCTCATTACAGTAGTAGAGTGGACTACAGATACTCCTGAAGATGTCTATTATGTTCAGGTAGAAGAGCCTGCAGATTGGGCTACTAACTACACAAACTACTACACAAAGAGTGGTAATACGTATACACCTGTAACTGGTGAAACAGCTCCGTTGTGGACAATCAACACATACTTCACCAAAGTTACAACAAATACGTTCAGAGAAATTCTCGGAACAAGAACGGAGGATTCAAGTATTGAATACAATGCTGATATCTCAACATCTACAGATATCAGAGGTATCAACTACACAGACCTCGAAAAGACACAGCCTCAGCAGGCATTCGACCCGTTCCTTGTGCTCGGCGGTTCAAGACTTGGTGCAATGCTTAACGATATTCGTAGAAGAAATGCACTTTCAGAGCTTAACCAGTTCACTTGCTACATCATAACAGCATACATTGGTGACAGCACAAATGGTTACGATGCAGAGAAGCACTACGGCTGCACAATTACCTACGATTCACTTGGTGGAGATACAAAGGTTAACTTCCCTATCACAGTATACTTCTCAAACAATAGTGTACTTGGTACTGTTAATAAGTTGACTGAGGACTTCACATTCACACCTGACGTTTCAATATAATAAGAAGAAGGAGAAAGTTGTATGGCAACGAAAAATACTGTATTGTCTAATTCTGACAACGATATCATGGACGTCGATTTGTCCATAATTAAAAAGAAAAGATTCCGCATTAACGGTGATAACACAAAGATTCTGGAGCTGAATGTTTCAGATATGGGTATAGTCTCTAGACTAGATGAAGCTTATCCTAAACTGATGGCTTTACAGGACAAAGTGTCAGCCATAGCGGATATAAACGAGGAAGCAGATGATATGGAATTGTTGTCTACAACTGCCTCCAAGCTTAAAGAGATTGATACGGAGATGAGAGAAATACTTGATTTCATCTTTCAGTCAAATGTATCGGAAGTATGTGGTTCTGAAGGCTCTATGTATGACCCTATAGAGGGTACATTCAGATATGAGCATATCATATCTACTCTGGTAAAACTCTATGAGAACAATCTTAATGCAGAGTTCAATAAGATGAAGGAGAATATCAGTAAACATACTGCAAAGTACACCAAAGCAAGAAAAAAGAGGTAGTAGATGTACGAATTGCCAACTTCAATAACAATAGAAGATAGGCAATATCAGATAACAGACAACGGTGATTATAGAGTTATATTAGATTGCTTTAGTGCATTATCTGATAGTGAATTAAGCGAGGATGAAAAAGTCCTCGCTTCTTTATTAATATTCTATAACGAGTTTGATGATATTGAAGATATACCACAAGATGAAGAAACTTTTACAGCACTTATAAAAGAAATGTATAGATTCTTTAATTGTGGACAAGAAGAAATAGGAGCTAATGCAGGTAGTTCAGTAATAGATTGGGAAACAGATACTGTAATAATTACTGCCGCAGTCAATAATGTGGCTCATACAGAAATACGAGCATTACCTTATCTGCACTGGTGGACATTTATGGGCTACTATATGTCTATAGGTGAGAGTATTCTATCTACTGTTGTAGGTATAAGGAGTAAATTAAATAAAAATAAGAAACTTGACGATTGGGAAAAGGATTTTAAGAGAGATAACCCTCAATACTTTAACTGGAAGAGAAAGACTAAAGAAGAATTGGATTTAGATGAGTATGTGAGAAATATCTGGAACAATGGGGGTCAATTATAATGGAAGATATTAGATTAGTATTAAAGCCAGTAATTGATACAAAAGAAGTAGACAAAGCTATGGCTGACGTAGCTAAAAATTCGGCCACAGCTTTACAGAAAACTTTTACTGACCTGAGGTCTACATTAAGCCAATCTGCAAAGGGTATAGGTGATGAATTTAGACTTGATGATACGTTGGATAAGACGTTATCACAGGCAAGAAAGTTCTATATGGAATTTGCTAAAATTTCACAGACTGCTGTAGATACTGGTTTATTGCCTGAAGGCATAGATACAAAAATGTATGGCTTACTCTCGGAAGTAAATAGACTAGCTAAAGCTTATGCGGGAGCATATACAGAAGCTCGTAGATTTGCAGATGCTAATGTGAAGGCTATACCTATAGGAGAATATGCTAAATTTACAGCAGAGTTGTCACAACTTAATCAGGAGTTCAATGCTAGTGTATCTGCTGTAAATTCTTATAGGGATGCAATAGATGCTACGGTTGAGAAAGAAAAGCTTATAGGTCAGCTAAAGAATGGTGAAAAGACATTAGCTACATATCAGAAACTAACCGATAATATAGAGAAGGCTAGAGAAGCTCTAGAGCGTCTAAAGCAGGAAGGTATGGGAAAATATGTAGATGCTAGTGGAAAACCTTTCGATGAAGAAGAAGTTAAGAAGTATAGAAATGCTGTAGGCGGTAAAGAACAAGAGCAGTATTTAGCACAGCTTAGGGCCGCACAAGAGCATCTTAAAAATCAGGAACGTGCAATAAATACAATACGTAAGGCAGACCAGGAGAGAATCAAAGAGATTCAGAAACAGCAGGCGGTAATAGATAGGGCATACAATGGTGAAGCTGTTAGTGTACAGAAAATTACCGATGACATAAATAAGGAAACTGAGACACAAAAACAACTTACGGCCGCTATAAACGAAACTAAAGACGCAATGGAATCTATACCGCAGGGCGATAGATATAAAATGGATTTCAATACACAGCAAGACGCTGACCAATTCAGTAGTATGGTTGATAGGGTACGAAAACTCAAAGAAGAATTGGTTGTTGCTACTACAAGAGTGAATGAGATGGAGTCAGCGGCTAGTAAGACTACTATAAACTTCTCTCAATGGAGAAATGTAGTATGGTCTGTATCAAGAGTTTTAGGTAACGTATATACTATAGGTCTGGACGTTGTTAGAGGGGCTAAAACGATTGCTAACTTCTACAAGCGTATATATGACTATGTTAAGCGTATATTGAGCATATTTAAGCGATTACGTGATAGCATTAAAGGTACAGCAAAAGAGCACGCTAAATCTTGGAAAGATATGTTACGTGATGTATTGAGATATTCATTTGGCATACGTTCACTCTTTGCTCTATTTAGAAGATTGAGGCGATACATAAAAGAAGCTTTTGAAGAAATGGCAAAGCAGATACCTGAAGTAAACAAAGTATTGTCAGAATTAAAATCTTCTTTAGGTATGCTAAAGGGTAGCCTCGCTACAGCATTTGAACCTATATTATCAGCAGTAGCACCTGCACTTAATTTCTTGATAGAGAAGCTATCTCAGGTAATGACATATATAGGAATGTTCTTTGCCGCACTTACTGGTAGAGGATATGTCTATAAAGCTACAAAGTCTATGCAAGATTTTGCCAAAGCCACAAAAGAAGCTAATAAGCAGTTGCAGGGCTTTGATGAATTAAATAATCTTACTACAAATAAAGATAACGGAGCAGAAGATGCTCCTATGGCGATATTCAAGAAAGTACCTGTACTTGATTGGATAAAAGATTTGGCAGATAAGATAAAAGCTATTCTTATGAGAATCATTGACCCTATCAAGAAAGCTTGGGCGAGAATTGGTCCTTATGTTGTAGCCGCATGGAGAAGAGCGTTCTACAATGTAAAGAAATTGCTCATGGATATAGGTAGAGATTTCTTAAAAGCTTGGGATGAAATGGGACAGTCTATTTCAGAGCATTTCTTGGAGATAGTTGGTGATGTAGGAAACATCATAGCTAATATAGCAGAAGCTTTAGATACAGCTTGGAATGCTAATGAAAATGGCTATAAGCTGTGGAAAGCTATACTGACTATAGTAGATGATGTTCTTGTAGGAATAAGAAACATTACTACAGACATAGTTATCTGGACACATAGCCTAGATTTAACACCTGCTATGACAGCATTTAGGCAGTGGGTAGAATCATTAGAGCCTATAGTTAAGACTTTGATGGATATATTGTTTGATATATGGAATGATGCCCTTAAACCCATACTCACATGGGCATTCGATGGTGAAAATTCAGGTATCGCTAGACTATTCAGAATATTAACAGACTTTAACGATAAACTGGATAAGTCAAAGATACGTGAGAATCTTGATAAAGTATGGCAAGCAATAGGAAGATTTGGGCAGAAAGTTGGTGAAGGATTACTGCTATTCATCGAGAGACTTTCTGACAGAATAGCTAATTGGGTAAATAGTGATAAATTTACGGAGTTTTGTGATAAGATAGTAGCATTTCTTGATAACATAGAACCCGGAGATATTGTAGATAGGCTCGAACAAATATTAAGGATATTAGGAAATATTCTTGAGTTTATCTGGGACGCTATTCAGTATGTTAAAGATTTTGAGTTTATGGGCAAAGACATACTAGATTGGGTAGAAACATTATCTGAAAATCTGGATACAATAGCTAAAATTGCAGTATTTGGTAAACTCACTATCGACTTATTGAGATTCATGGCAAACCTAGCTTTATTAATAGGTGCACTAGTGAAGTTTGGTGGACTAATACCAATGGCATTCTTAGGATTTGTGGCTGCCATAGGTGGAGCAATAGCACTATTCATAGATATGTGGAAAAACGGTATGACTACAGTCAAAACAATAATCTTGGGTGTGTTAGAAGTAATTGCAGTGGCGTTAGCGGCATTCGTATTTGGACCTGTAGGAGGCATTGTCGTAGCTGTGATAGCTATAGTGTCACAAATTGTATTAATAATTCATGATAATTGGGATGCAATAGTAGATTGGTTCCTAAATACAGCACTGCCTTGGATCGATAATCTAATTGTTACTATAGCCGACATTATTGCAGGTGGTATAGGCACACTATGGAATATGATATTAACCTTCTTAATGATGATTCTAACACCTTGTGCTGGTGTGATAAATTCGATAATTGAGTTGATAAAAGGATTTATAAATCTAGTCATTACATTAATACTCAATTTAGCCCACACATTATATACTATAGGGGCAGCTATCGTAACAACTGTTATGGCTTTTGTAAAAGCAATAGTGACCGGCTCTACAGAACCTTTGGCGAAGATAAAAGAAGCATGGATAAATGTATGGACAAGCATAAAAGATTCATTTAGGAACATAGCGAATAGTATCATAGCTATGTTTGAAGGAATGATAAATGGATTTATTAGCGGTGTAAATGCGGGTGTAGGACAAGTAATAGCAAAGATTAATACTGCATCTGAATGGGCAGCAAAAGCCGGATTCTTAGGAGGCAGAGCATTTACACTTAACATAGGTCAGATACCACCTATAAAACTTCCTAGACTTGCTGAAGGAGCAGTAATACCACCTAACAAAGAGTTCTTGGCAGTACTTGGTGACCAGAAGAGTGGAACAAATATTGAATCTCCTCTTTCTACAATGGTTGAAGCATTTAATCAGGCTGGTGGTAATAGAAGTGAACAAGAACTTACATTACTTCAGGAACAGAATCAGTTACTTCGCCAGTTACTTGAAAAAGAATGGTCAATATCAGCATCACAGATGTTTAATGCCATGCAGAGACAGGCAGTAGTTTATACAAAGCAGTCAGGTAAACCTGCATTTTCATAAGGAGAATAGATTATGGGATTTAATGGATATTTATTCAAAGTAGGTAATTATGAAATAGATGGTTATAACTACATTAATTATTCCTCATATAATGTTACATGGAACTCACAAGATTTAGATTCTTACCGAGATGCTTTGGGCGTTTTACACAGAAACGCCCTTGAGCATAAGGTAGCAAAGATAGAACTTGAGACCAGAGAAAATCTTACTAATGACGAAGTGGCAACATTTATGGGTAATATACGTGCTAACTATACTAATCAGGTTGAGCGTAAAGCGACAGTCACAGTATTTGTACCTGAGCTTAATGATTACGTTACTCAGGAGATGTATATGTCTGACCCTCAATTTAAGATAAAGAGGATAGACAAGAATAATGTAATTAAGTACGAAAAAACTAGAATAGCATTTATTGGATATTAGTGCTATAATGTTTATAGAGAGGTAAATAATGATTAATGTAAATAATGCTACTAAAGAAGCATTTAAAACAAGCAGTACAACTAAATCATTGGTCGTTACTTTTCCCGAGCTTAATCTTACAGTACCGATGTCACAGATAGAACAGGAGAGCATGACGCTTTCAGAAAAACTGATGGACAAAGATGTTGAGTTCGTTGGTTGTTATGCGTCTATGTTCTCTATTTCTTTAAGAGATGTTCAGCCGGATTTAAAGGGAAGAAGAATAGTGGTTACTCTACAGGCACTCAATACAGAAGTGATTCCTATATTTACCGGCATTGTCGATACAGTAACAATGAAGGCGAGTAAGAATGTAAAGGAAATACAAGCTTATGATGCTTTATATACCAAAGGGCAGATAGATATAGCAAATTGGTATAATAGCCTTACATTCCCTATCACGATAAAGAATTTCAGAGATAGTTTATTCAGTTATATAGGTCTTACACAGAAAGCAGTAACCCTGCCTAACGATGATATAAGCATAGTTAAGCAGTATGAACCCAAGACATTACAATGCTTACCTGTATTGAAATACTTGTGTCAGATAAACGGATGTTTTGGTATAATAAATCGTAGTGGGTTATTTGAATATAGGTTTATACATAACGCTTATGAACCTTTATATCCTGCCGTTACATTGTTCCCTGCTAATGACTTATATCCTAGAGAATACGACCCCGAAGAAGGTGGCGGTGGAGTAAGCGACAACTTTGCTTATTATAAGAGTATTGATTACCAAGAATACCTTGTAAATCCCGTTCAGAGATTGCAGATAAGAGCGAGCGAAGATGATGCAGGCGTAACAGTAGGAAATGCAAGCGGTAATAAATACATAATTCAGAATAATATGTTTGCCTATGGTCAAGATACAAATACTCTTACGACTATGGCTAAACGTATATGGAAGAAGATAGCGAATATAACATTTCATCCTTGCGATACCGAGAATATGGGATTGCCTTATATCGAGGTTGGAGATGTTGTATCGTATGCTTTACCAAACAGGAATAGACGAGCAGTTGGCGATAGCAGTTACCTAGTTAATAAGTTCAACGTAATGTCAAGAGAAATGCACGGTATACAAGGCATTATGGATTCTTATATAGCAGAAGGTGAACAAGAGCAATCAGAGTTCATAACAGATGTTCAAGCACAGTTAGAGACTATTAAGCGTAACGGTGTAAACATGGAAGATTATTACACCAAAGAAGAAATAGATACTAACCTTGAAGATAACTATTGGACAGCAGAACAGACACAAGAATCGGTTGTTGAAATATCGGATACACAACTTGCAGAAATGGAAATACCAACAGGATTTAACATTGAAAGTGTTTATACTTTACCGTCAGCAAGACAAGCAAATACTTTGTATTGTATACAAGGTGGGGTAGTGATAATAAATTGAAGCCAAGAGAAAGAAAACCACAAGCACAAAAGTCAAGGTTATTTCTTCGTAATCGTGACCATAGAGATGTTATTTACAACGATGCTTATATCAATGCTTTATGGGCTAATACTGAAAACGTACATGATGAACTTGTATGGGTTAAATATCCTAAAAAAGCCTTGATGCACAGAGTAAAGCCGTTTACAGGTTGGATGGACGTTGATAGGCAGTTTTGCTATGGTCTAAATGCAGACGGAAATCAAAGAAGTGGTAATCTCTATAAATTACGCAACGGTTTAGTAATTTATTACGGCTTGTATAGCGGTTTAAGTGATGATAATTGTTATGTTATAGAGGACGGCATTATATGGCATGATATAACGTCAAAAATAACAAGTTTTGTACCCACGGCACAATATACTTTTTACATGGGTGAAGATACCATAGCATACTTATGGGCAGACGATTATTGGCATGGTGGTGGTGACAGACGGCATATAAATTGGACTAGAATATATAAAGATGATGAGGGTGAGTTTCAAGTAGAGCAACGTAGTTATACACTTGATTGTGATACATCGTGGATAAATTGGGGCACTAATTTACATGAATGTGGCTCGATAGGTGAAAAAGTTATCGTGATGAAAGAAGTGCATGACTTTAACGCACGCTCTCATCAACAGTGGTTTTTCAGTATTGATAAAAGCGGTCATGTTGAAATGCTTTCAGACCCCGTACCACAACCTACCTATATGAGTTATCTTTGGGGTTCGGGAGACAAAATGGTATGCACCCAACAAGGAATAGGAGAGAATGCAAGGCTATTTTTTGCAACGGCAAGCATTATATCCTATGATGCATTTTCGCATTGGGCGACAAACATTACTGTTTGGATGTCTATGAACGGCGGAAGGTCATGGACTAAAGAGGTTTTATGGGGCGGTGAAAATTTGCCCGATTATGACAATCAACATGGTGGATTGCAACATAGAATAGAGATGTTTCAACGTGACGGTGAGGTGTTTTTGCTTTTTGGTCAAGCGTGTGATAAAGAGGGTACAGGTTGGCATGAAGTACATTTATACAGCACATTGACAGGAACGTCATGGAGTGAAATACCGTTACCAAAATGGGTTGATTTACCTGTTTTAAATGAATATAGCGGTCAAGGAGTAAATCCTGCAAGTAAAGATACTTTGAGAATTGCTATAAGACCTAACGAAACAAGTGGTCAAGATTATAATATGTTTGATTTGCTAGTTAATGCAAATAACCTTTCCAGTTCTTATACAATGGATATAGACCACGGTAATATAATGTTTCAAGACGGTGAGGTGAAAGATTTACTCGATACCGATTTTTACATGGTCATTGGTGGTGGTAGTTTGCATTTATACTTTGACAACCGATACATGGCAGAAAGTTCTAAAGCGTTTGCATGGTTTACTAAAGAATATGATTCACAAATGGACGGTGCTGATTACATACAAAATGGTGATTATTGTGTGGCTTACAATCCCGTACCTTTCGACCCTTCACCGTATGCTTTTTGGGACTATTACATATATGTCCAAGCAACACAGGAATACGTGAAAGTAGCAAGAATCACGTTGCCGTATTATTCAGAGTATTATTTAGTCGTAGTAGAGTATTTACCGCAAGTCGGAGCAAATAACGTACTGTATAAAGTACCAAGATACAACGTATAAGGAGAAGAAATTATGGGATATACACCTAGTTTTACACCACAATATGAGAACGGTTGGGAAGATTTACCGATTGAAGAAACCCCTATAACCGCCGAAGCATTGAACGCTTATGATGATGCTATCGAAAACATCGAGGAATATTTAGCGTCAGATGAATCACAGGCTAATCTTGCAGACGCTTACGATGAAACCGCAACGTATGAAGCAGGTGAATATGTCATCTATGGTGGTAATTTATATAAATGCCTTGAAGATATAGATACCCCCGAAGAATGGGATAGCACTCATTGGACACCCGTTAATGTCACAGATGAAATGGGGCATGGTGGCGGTGGTTCAAATGTAACAATCACACCAACATTGTCAACAGGCACAAAGATTGCAGACTTTGAGATAGACGGACAGACTGGAGAATTGTATGCACCCACAGGTGGTGGCAACGCTAATATATGGACAGGCACACAGGCAGAGTTAGAAGAAGTCTTTGACGAATTAGAAGAAGGCACACAAATCAACATAACAGATGATGAGCAAGAAGTTGTTGAAGGTGGCACTATCTATTCAGAGGAAGAACAGATAATAGGACTTTGGACAGACAATAGACCACTTTATCAGCGTACTTTTATCAAGGATAACATAAATATAACAGGAACAGAAAAAGTTGATATAGCAACTCTATCTGATATAGAGTTTCTTCAAGTTATTGATGCAACGTGCACAGAGGGTGACGGAAATTGTTATATTTTACCCGAAATGTCAATGCGTATTACATATAGTCATAGTACAGAAAAATTGCAAATTCAAGGTGCGACAGGTAGTTCTTGGGTAAATGCAATAGCCAAAATAACAGTACAGTACACCAAAACCACAGACTCACCTTTAGATGCAGTAGTAGGCAAAAAGACCATGTATATAGCAAGTTCTGATTGTCATAGTACAGAGGAAAAAGAGGTAGGTTGTTGGACAGACGGAAAACCGCTTTATCAAAAGAGTTTTATATTTACAAGTGGTTGGTCACTAGGCAGTTGGAGTACAATAGCGGATTTATCGTCACTCAATATAGAGAATTTTATATCAGCGCAAGGCAGATTATCTAGAGGAAACTTGAATTTGCAGTTACCTTTTGAGGGTAGCATTTATCCCGAAAGTTCAAATAATTATAAAGTTTCGTTTAGATATTATGCAGGAAACCTAGAAACACTTGTAATGGTTTATAATGATATTGATAGTTTGGCAGTAACCATTCGTTACACCAAAACAACCGATACGGCAGGAAGTGGACAGTATACACCTGCAAGCGGAAAAGCAGTTCATTACAGTACAAATGAACAGGTGATTGGCACATTTTTGGGTGAAACGCTTTATAGAAAAACTTTTGACATAGGTAATTTGCTTAATAATGGAACAAAAACCGTTGCTCATGGTATTTCAAATCTGAAATATGTGATAAATTGGAGCGGTACGTGTTATTCAACAATAGACACTGGTTATTGTAGACCTATACCACTATCCGATCCAACGGCAACAAATACAATAAGACTTGACGTGGGTGGCGGAAATATAAGTATTAAAACTGCGTCAGACTGGTCAGCATATAAAGCGTTTGTAACACTTGAATACACAAAGACAGTATAAAGTGAGGTGAAAACATGAGTGTAAACACAAAAGTAAATGGACAGTTAGTAAAAAGTGCAGGGTTGTATTCTGTAAGTACACCTATCGGCATGGCAGATATTTATTCTACCGAAGAAAAAGAGGTGGGTTTATGGGCAAACAATAAGCCACTTTACCAAAAGAGTTATTATGTTGACTCTTTACCTAGTCAAGCAGGTACTAAAGTAATTGCAACAGGATTGACAGGCATTGAAATGTGCAAACTTGGAGAGTGTTGGTCTAATGGATTTGGTGAGATAAACATTGTAAGACGTGAAAGTGCGAGTGCAAATACTTATGGTGTGGGTTGTTGGGTAGCAGTAACAAACGGTGTACCTTCAATTACCATAGAAGTAGGTAGGGATAGAAGTTCAATAGATGCGTGGATAACAATTCAGTATACCAAAACGGCAGATACACCATGGAGCGGAAAGTTCGTACCACAAGGCTATGGCTATGTTTCAAGCGGTGATATTTACAGTTATGAAGAAAGACAGATAGGTGTATTTGCAGACGGTAAGCCTTTATATCAGAAAACGATTTATTTGCAATCAATAGATATAATAACATCGTCAAGTGGAATGTATTATTACGCTATTACAACGGCAAATTACATATCAAATGCAGAATTAATTTTGGGAAAAACCGAAATGTCGTATGTAATAACAAACGGAGAAACGAGAATACTCGAAGATGTTGAACAGCAAGGCGCACTAACAGTTTTATGGTCGAAAATATCAAGACCTAGTGTTGACGCAGTTGTAACACTACAGTATACCAAAACCACAGACGTAGCAGGAAGTGGTGAGTACGTACCTAGTGGTGACAAGGCGGTGCATTATAGCACAGAGGAAGAAGTAATAGGTACATGGATTGACGGCAAGACGCTTTATCAAAAACAAGTAACCTTTACCACTTCATTTTCAAGTGAAGTTTCGGGAACAATAAAATACGGCTCAAGTCCAAATTTGTCAACGCTTATACCAAACATAGATAATGCTTTTGCAGACGCACAACATAGTTTTTTTGAGGTTAACAATGTGCAGAGAGGATTTTTAGGGTTTAGTTATATTCGTGAGTCCAAAGTGCTAAACTGTTATGCTCATAATAGTAGTTCTGATGTTTCAGCGAAGATTATGTTGCAATACACCAAAACATCATAAGAGGTAACACATGAACGAAACAGTATTAAATCAAGCGTTAGAAACAGAACGCAGAAAAAATATATTTG